AGAAGAGAATGCCCTTAGCATGGTCGAATACATCAGACTTCACAACCGAGAGAATACTTAGCGTTGAGTCTGATGGCTATGAGGAAGTCTTTGACGTTCAGATTGAGCATACAGAGAACTTCATAGCAAATGGTCTGGTTAGTCATAATACACGCTGGCACGCTGATGATCTGGTGGGCCGTCTGCTACGTGAACAACCTGGTCTATGGACATCCCTCATCCTACCCGCTCTAGCCGAGCCACATGATGTTCTAGGACGAAGGCCTGGTGAAGCTCTCTGGCCGTCGCGCTTCCCTCGCGAAGAGCTGCTCGCTACGCAGACAGCGTTGGGCGACTATGCTTTCGCAGGATTATATCAGCAACGCCCCGTCCTGATGGAGGGTGGTCTTTTCAAAGCTACATGGTTACCCCTAGTCGATGATCTTCCTGAGATCGTAAGTACAGTACGGTACTGGGACTTGGCGATGAGTAGCAAGACGTCGGCTGACTACACTGCCGGGACAAAGCTGGGGCTAGGCGTAGACGGGAACGTGTACGTGATGGACGTCCAGCGTCAGCGTTTAGAGTGGGGCGACGTCGTACCATGGATGGCATCGATCATCCTCGAGGACGGACCCGCTACTCCACACGGTGTTGAAGAGAAAGGTTTCATGAGTCGCGCAATCCAGGAGCTGAACGCCGACCCCCGTCTGAATGGGTATACTGTCTTCGGTTACAATGTGGAGGGGGACAAGGTTACGAGGGCGCTGCCCTTCTCTTCTCGCGCAGCAGCAGGCTTCGTTAGAGTACTACGTAGATCGTGGACCACCCCATACCTGGAGGAAATGCTGACCTTCCCTCTGGGTGAGCATGACGACCAGGTTGACGCTACTTCTGGCGCATGGGCAATGATAGGCCAGTACGATTACGGTATACAAGGACAGATGACATATGCCGACCAGCTCACTATCGACTAGGATAGAACGTATCACTAACGCACTGCGGAAGCAGAAAGGCAACGCGTGGGGCGGTTTTACCCATGTACCAGATGATCCGCGTGTGCTACAATCTGCGCATAGTGAAGAGAAGATCAAACATGAGGAGGACGAGGGATGGGACTTGATTGGTTCCGTAGACAAGTTTCAAAAGTAATCGAGTTCTTCGCACCCGTTCAAACTACCGCCCCCGGCAAGCTGGTTGAAGCTGAGAGTAACGGGCGTAGTGTCGATGACGGGTTGTCCTACGCCCTACCTGTCATGGGTGTGATGACTGAGACACAGCGCTCAGCTTTCAACTTCCAGTTTGATGCTCCCCACAAGGTCGGGGACGAACCCATCCCCCACATCGAAGACCCCCTAGCCGAATGGTCCTTCTCTGTCCGTGAGGACGTCCTTCGTGTCTGCCATGGTGTGTACCACCGGAACCCCATCGCAAAGCGCGCCGTCGCATACACCGCTAGCTTCGTCATTGGCGGCGGGATGAACATTATTTCCCGCAATGAGCAGGTGCGCGAGGTTATTGATGAGTTCATGGAAGAAGAGTGCAATGCCGTTAGGGAGTACGAACGGCAGGCGATCGTTGACCTGATGGTTGACGGTGAGTTGTTTATCGCCCTTCGCCCCTACGAGAATACACTTCGCATCATCCCGCTCCGTCCCTGGGAGTGCATGGGCATTCAGACCAAGATGGGTGATCTGCGTAACCCCGAAAAATATTATTTCACAAAGCATGAGACGACAGGCGATGCGCCTGGGGCTGACGTCAGGACTGCGGTCCAAGAGTATGAGGCCGATAGCATCGTCCACGTGCCGATCAACAGGCATGGCTACGAGCTACGCGGTCGCCCTGAACTTTACCCTGTCCTTCCCTGGCTGAAGGTCCATAAGGAGTGGCTGGAAGATCGCGCTCGTCAGAATCAGCGTCGCGGCTCTCTCCTCTGGCACGTGAAGGTAAATAGTGTAGGGGCTGCCCCCGGCACTGTGGGAACGGTGATGAGCCGTTGGAATCGCCCGCCTACGCCGGGTTCTGTGTACGTATCTACAGACAGAGAAACCATCGAGCCACTCGAGAACTCATTGAATGCGGACTCGGCTGCTGAGGATGGTCGTCAGCTTAAGCTAATGGCCGCGGTCGGTCTCGGTCTTCCCGAGTACTTCCTCGCGGATGGTGAGAATGCAAACCTCGCCTCTAGCAAGAGCCAGCAGCTTCCCGCTCTGATGACCTTCTCTGACATCCAGCGCCTGGTTGTTGAGAAGCTGTGGTACGTAGTGATTCGCAAGGTTATCGAATCGGCGATCGCTGACGGTCGGCTTTCACCTGAAGTTGACGAGCAGAGTATCGACGGCGTCGCTACCGGTAAAAAGCTCAAAGCAACCAAAGCCTTCGACATCTCATACCCGCCCATCGGTGACAAAGAGCCCCTCTCCTTAGCTCAGGCTCTTCAGATCTCCGCAATGAGTGGCTGGGTATCTCAGGAAACCGCTAGCACGGAACTTGGCTGGGACTATGAGCTTGAGCGTCAGCGCATTGATCGTGAAGCGGTCGACCTGGCAGACAAGCTGAAGGCCGGCATGCTGCCAACTAGCGCAACATCCGGCCTCGGGCTGAATCCTGCTGATAATCCTGAACCTGGTCCGTTCGGTAAGGCCTCTAACTCAGAGCGTGATCCACGACCAGGTAAGGGGGAGAAGAAGGACGTCGAGAAGCAGAATACCTCTGGCTAATCACCAGTTGGCAGCCTTATAGATCTTGGCTTCCGGCCCGTCTTTGAACGACACTGAGTAGTATGGCATCTTAAACAGCTTACCAAGATAATGCTCCGCAGACATACCACTACCAAGTTCTGTACTGCAGACCATGATGCATGCCGTGCTGATCATGCCCTTAGCTAGAGCTTTCATCGCTAGCGTAGGTCCACCGATCAGCACGGCATTTTCATGCCTAGCCATCGCCAGGTCCAGCGTATAGTTTGTGGAGTCAAGCTTAACCAGGTGACGTCCCGGCAGATCAGGCATGAGTTCGGCGGAACGACGTCCTATGAGGGTGGGCTCTTCACTGAATTGAGTGAGAAGCCAGAAGAGCCGCTTGTCGACGCTCCCAGTCCACTTCATGTCATCTTCAGGGCCCTTAGCCAGGTATCCGTCTTTACTCATTGCCATTAGCAACTTCATGGGGCTATCCTTACGCACGTGATGATAAGCAGGTTGTAGAGAATTACGAAGATGATTAACGCGGCGATGATTACCAACAATACCCAGAGGGCGGTGACCAACCATTCTCTTAGCATCACGTGACTCCCGTATAGAACAGCAGGACGCTTAGCCCGAAGAGGAAGATGATGAGCAGCCACAAGATGGTCAGATACAGCTCACGCTTGATGAACATGGTGTACCTCACTTAATGATAGGGGGACGTGGATTAAAGCTGGGCCAATCGACATCCTTGGCCAGTTCTCCTACGTACTCAACGTAGCCGTCGGGATCTTTTTCAATTTCTTCGATGCTCCACCCGGGGAGAGGCATCTTGATCTGCTTCGGGTCGTAGTCTTCGAGCATCTCACCAGCGATGGACAAGTGACTGCCGTAGATGTGGGCATCTGCCAGCGACGCGTGAACTGTTCCCAGCTTAAGCGTCTGATCCAGGCGCGGAGAGAGAGACTGGCAAAAGGCGTCCATGAGCAGGGCGTGTCCACCAATGTCGTATGGTAGACCGACGATGAAGTCTGACGAGCGGAGGAAGAGCGACGTGTGTAGGTAGAGATATTCGGTACCCAACTCGCCGGGTTTGATATTGAAGGTGAACACCGCAGGGCAAGGGACATTCTTATCTTTATTCCCCAACCCATCCGAGCTCGGGTCCCATGCAGAGATTACTGCCTGACGTGAAGTCCAATCCTCCGCTAGCGTATCGACAGCCAGCTTGAGTTGATCGCGCCCGAAGTGATTCCGCCAGCGGTACCCATAGGCGTTCTTCACGGTGAACCCATCGTCTTCAACAAAGAGGTCCCACATCTTCGCATACTTCTGTAGCCAGCGTACGTCCTGTGTTCCCTTCAGGTACCACGCTACTTCAGCCGCCATGGTCTTAGGGTATGTCTTGCGCCCAGAAATGAGCGGCATCGTGTTGTCGATGAAGAAGTAGATAGACGTTCCGCCTTGCAGATTGAGCACTCGTTCGCCAGTACGCCGGTTTACTGAATCGTACCCGTTCGATACAATTGCCCGTAGTATGAGAGCGTAGAAGAAGTCAAAGTTGATCATGAGCACCTCCAATGTGCATATGATAATTATAGTCCGCAGTGTGCAAAAATAAAATTACGTTTTATATTTCTAATGAATCCCTAATGGAGGTACCTATGGTTAAGTTCATGCCTGTAAACCTCCCTGACGAGTACGTGGAATCGGAGGAGTATGCACAGGATCTTCTTCTTGAGTTTGAAGAACGATCGCTGGCGATTTTACTTGGGCTTGATTCGGGTATCAAAGACAGCGTACTGAATATCCTCCAGATATATGAACAGAGCGGTATCTACGGACTCGGTCTGTCCGCTATAACGAACCTCTTACGAAGAGACGTCATGGCTGCCGCTCGTAGTGCGATCTACACACAGCACCCCTTGCGTATCGCTGTTCTCCAGCAGATGATTAAAGAACAACAGACTACGATGCGTTTACTGTCTGCCTGGCAGTTTACGCAGCTGGGCGTGATGGCTGAGGATGAGTTGTATACTCTAAGTATACCCGACACAGCTTGGTATGACTCTGATATGGAGCTAGCGTCTGCGTACAGTGCATTCCTTACCAGGCTTAGTCATACCATTACCGCCGGCGCCATTACCGGAGCAACGATTAGCGCGTTGCGCGCGGATGTTACAAAGCTTTTCAATAAAGATTATGGTTTATCATTGCAAACGAACATCGCAAAGACAGCCAGACAAGCGGCTGCGCTAGCGAGACGTGTCGCTTTTAGTTCTATATTTGGCCGGTATCAAGAGCACTTCGACGGATATATGTGGATTACAATGCTAGACGAAAGAGTTTGCCCATACTGTAGACCACTGCATGGGCAAGTCTTCTACGCGTCTCAGGGCGGTGAGCGTCCCCCGGCGCATATGGGTTGCAGGTGTACAACTATGGCGGTGCCCACCGTGGTTAAACATAACCCGGTTTGGGAACGTTTTCGTGACTGGTTGGATCGTCTTGGGTTTTAGCTATTTACAATCATTTGAATGCACGCTATAGTCTTAAAAGTTCTTGCAGGAGGACTAGTGAAAACACAACCGCTTATTGAGTCTACGACTTTGGGCGAATCGCTGCTTGATGCAGAGAATCGCCAGATTCATAATGTTCGCCTGATTCAGGCCGGCATGTCGCTTAATCGTCGGCAGTATTCTATGGATATGCTAACGAAAGCAGCGCCGCTGTTCGAAGGCGTCAAAGCTTACGCTAATCATCCTAACGAATGGTTTGGTACTACCCGTTCGGTCCTCGACATCACTGGATGGTTCACCAATGTCCGTGCTGGTGCTGATGGAATCTATGGTACCCGGCACTTTACCAAGAATCGCGCTGGCCAGGATGCTTATGACATGGCCGCAGATATTCTTACTGGTAAAGCGCCTAAGTCTTTGTTTGGTCTTTCTATCAATGCTGTAGGTAAGACGACTCGCGCTAAGGACGACGTAGGCAACTACGATACGGTAGACGAGATCGTGTCTGTTTACAGTGTTGATGACGTTACTACCCCGGCTGCAGGCGGCACCCTTCTTGCTGCAGGCGTAGATGATACGTTCGTAAGCCTGTTCCTCAAGAATATAACCCTCGAGGATCTTGAAGAACAACGCCCCGATCTAATCTCCGCTTTCAAGAAGAAATGGCAGGCCGTTCGTAAAGAAGAAGTTCTCAAGACGGTTATGGACGAGAATGAGCAGAATACCAAACTTGTTCAGGATCTCTCGCTCCAGTTGCTTGCTGCCGAGGAAAAGTATAACGCCCTCGTGCTCAAGGAACAGATCGCCACTGTCCTTAACTCGGCAAATCTCCCGCCCGCATTCTATGAAGACCTGAAGACGCGCCTGGCTAACACCAAGCCGTCCGAGTGGTCTGGTATCGTGCAGACAGAGATGAGCAAGGCACAGACTGTGGGATACACGAAGCCGTCACTTCCGCGAGAGCTTGAGATTGGTGTTATAAAAGCTGGCGCAACTACACTTAAGAAGCCTGATTACCAGGCGGTAGAAACGCCAGAGCAGCACGCTTTGTATCTTAGACAAGTTATGGAGAAACAATAATGACTGTTACTGCTAAGCAGGCTCAGTCTTCGATTCCGGTCTATAGCGATGACCTCTATGTGGTCGGTGATGCGTCGGGTACTGCACTCGTAATTAACCCCGGCGACTACGTGGCCTTTAGCGGAAACTACATCGTGGCCGCAGAAGACGCTCTCGCATATTGGAAGGCCTCGGGTCTTGGTGTCGCGCTTGACGCGAATCCGGCATATGATCCTTTTGGTCGTCAGATTGTTAACTCGGCTATCGTTGTGGCTACGCGCGGTGTCTTCCGCGTTACCGCCAACTTCTCCGGCCAGCCGAAGCTCGGTGTCATTGCCTTCCCGGATACTACGGGCTCGGCTGTCGCTGCGCCGTCTGGTGTTACGGGTATGGCCGCCAAGTGGAACACCGCTAACCCCAGTTTGGTCTCGGGTGGTACTGCCGCGAACGCTGGTAAGGGTGTGGCTCAGGTTGTTGCCTGGTATGGTGCAAATGCTGTCGCCGGTACCGGTCAGATGGACGTCCGTCTGTGGTCGCGCACTAGCGACTGGTATTAATCCTAACTACTGGGAATTGGAGAACTATTATGAGTGATGCCGACATCAAGCTGTATGAGAATGTACAGCCTTCGACCCTGATCAAGGTGCTCGATGCCGCGAATGGTAAGTTTGAAGAGAAGGAACTGTCTGCTAAGCCGGCTACGCTAGCCGAAGCTCCGTACCCGAAGCTTAAGAATGGTCGCCGGACCGTGGACCCCGAACTTTTCGAGGGCCTGAAGGAGAATACTCAGCTGAGCGTTGCCAACTTCCCGGACCTTCTGCGCCAGGGCATTCAGTTCGATGCGTTTACTTCCTATAATGAGACGCCTGTGGTTTGGCCGCAGATTGCTCGTGTCGTGTCCTCGACCTCAATGCAGGAAGAGTACATGAAGGACGCCGCCCTGGGTATTGCGCCGATCGTATTTGAAGGATCGCCTTACCCTGAAGTTGTGGTCGGCGTCGGTGACGGTGTGATCGTGAAGAACTACAAGCGCGGCTACATCATCCCGGTGACTGAAGAGATCATGCGCTTCGACAAGCTGGGCAAGGTTCGCCAGATCGCTGAGCTGGTTGGTCGCTCGATTCGTCTGACCGAAGAGATGGCTGTGATGGATGTGCTTACTACGTCTGCCAACTACACTCGCACGAGTGCGGACAACGACGAGGGCAGCAATACCGCTAGCACGACCTTCTCGGCTGCTGGTCTGATCACCGCCTTTAATACCCTCACCACGATGAAGGATCGCAAGACCGGCGTGAAGCTGGGTGTGCGTCCTGATACGCTGGTGATTAGTCCGAAGCTTCGCTGGGCTGCCTACCAGCTGATTCGTTCGCCAAAGGCATTCCGTGGTGGTGGTTCAGCCACGAATGAAGTCTACGGTACCGGTGATGACAACCAGTTCTTCGATCTGGTCAAGAACATCATCATCAGCCCGTACTTCGGCACGACTTACGAGTGGGCGCTGCTCGAAGCTAAGCGTGGCCTGGTCTTCCAGCAGGTCGAACCGTTCCAGCTGCTCCGTGAGAATATGGACGCTACGAACGGCAACTACATCACCTACGACACGATTCGTTATCGTGCCCGCACGTGGTTTGGTTCCGGCATGGTCGATGACCGCTTCGCGTTCCTGAGCACTTCTTCGAGTGCACCGGTTGTCAGCTAAGATTAATCGCGATGGGGCCGGCTAACTACCGGCCCTCTAGCTTGGAGGATATATGGGCGACAATAAAGCATTTCTAGAAGGTATTCTCGGGACGGCAGATACTGCGATTAAGGCTGGTAATATGGCCATGCTGAATCGCGTTGCCGTCAATCCTGCTGTGAAGCATTACTACGACAATGTCTTCAAGCTGAAGTCAATCACCCACGAACAGTGGGAACGTGACTATCCGCACTACGTTGCGATGGTTGATGAGCTGCGCGAGGCATATGACCTTGCTGCTGAAGATCGTGCTCGCGTTATTGAGCAGGAAGCTCGCGTGAAAGCGATCGAAGCTGCGGTCGCTAAGCTAACGGAAAGCATCGAGAAGATGACTGCCGCTACGCTTGGTGCAACGAAGGCTACCAAGAAGCTGAAGACTGAGGCTGAAGACCTGCCTAACCTCGACGAGACTCCAGAGGAATAATGACCCTATCTAGCGCTCAGGCTGTACGTTCTCGCATTCAGGATGTTGTGCGTCTTGAAGAGAAGGTCATGCTTGGCAATGGAACGGGTGCAATGTTCTGGCTTGAGCGCGAGAATATTCTTTCTGGCACTGCGTACGTAGCTGTTCCTGCTGGTTGGTCTGCGACCGGTTCGACGTTCAACTCGTCTGGATACGTGTCCTTTGCTGGACCAATCTCCGCATATTCTGCAGTGCGCTTTCTTTACACTTATTCTATTTTTTCTGATGAAGAGATAGATCACTGGCTAACTCAAGGTGGCTCCATTCCAGGAGCTGCGCGTGAAGCCGCACGTACCCTGATGTTCGACTCAATGAAGCGTGCCCGCTGGGTTGCTTCAGATGGGTCTGAGTATGATGACAGCAAGGGTATGAATCTGATTAAAGAGATTCTTGATAAGCTTGATGAGGAGATCGCTGCGGGTAATGTCATCGATGGTGGCATTGTCGAGTGGGCTATGAACCAGGAGTACTAATGCCATCCAAATATTCTGGTCCTGACCACAGGCGAATGTCTGCCAATATGAAGAATATTGAGACAGAAGCCGGTCACTTGATGACTCTTCGGCGTATGGTTTCTGGCTCTACTGGTGTAGCCGCAGCTGGCTATGGTACAACCCTGCATTATAATGATGTTACCATAACCGCGCTAATCAAGTCGATCCCCGACAAGCCTGAGATGATGGAGACGTTCAAACCAGGCGGAATGGTAGCTGCAGGTCAGTATCGTATCTCTACTAATGTGCCGGTCTATCGTACTGACGAAGTCGTGTGGAATGGTGTTTCTTTCTTCGTTAACTCAGATCCAATTGTAGATTCCTATACGAATCGTTATTTATTTCTCATAAGGAGAAGTGAAGAATAATGATGGTCCGACCTAGCAACGATACTAATGAGATGTTCCGCATTACTGCGGCCTTTGCCTCAGGTGGTAGCGCCACTTCTGGTCTGGGCATTTCACACTGGGGCGCACGAGGCTTTGGCCTGCTTGTCCCTTCCGGTACTCCTTACTGTGATATTGGTTTCCAAGTATCTGCTTCAGGATTCCCGGACTGGATTACGCTAGCTAACGCGGGTAATACGACTGTCAAGGTGAGCGGTATCTCAGCTGAAGCAACTGCAAGGTATGTTGCGGCACCTGCTGAGACTTGGGCTATCGGCGCTCTTCCTTCAATGCGTCTTGTCTCCTTCTCTGGCGGTGCGCAGACGCTGCGCATTATGGATACAGGGCTAACCTTTCAGCTTGTAGCCCTCTACTAAGCGCTAGTATCTCTCGGCGGCGGTGTTGGTACGAAGGTTAGGGTAATCGACATACCAATTTGGCCAAACTAGCTCCCTAACATTTTTTAACAGTGTATAATGCAAAAGATTAAATATACACTGGGAGATAGCTATGACCATCATTGCTGCAATCGCTGCGAAGCATGGCTCATACATCGGATGTGATAGCGGTGTATCCGATGGGACCACTACAAGAAGTGCATCTACATCAAAAGTCGTTGAGATGGGTGAAGCCTTTGCAGGTATTGCAGGCTCAGCTTATTTCATCGACTTTTTCCGTTATGAGTTCAAGGCGGAGATAGAGCACTTGTTTGAGACGTACAAGAACAAGCGAGAGTCTGTATATCTCTTTGCTAAAGCGCTACGTGAGCATGTCAACGAGAAACAAGTTACTACTAGCCATGAGGGTAATACTTTCATGGCCGACTATACGACGATTCTAATCGTATGGGGTACTGACATTTACGAAGTCCAGTGTGATTACTCCATCATTACCTACAAGGACAAGTACGCTGCAATCGGAAGCGGTGCTAGCTTCTCTCTCGGTGCGTTCTTCGTTATGGATGACAGAACCGACCCCGAGACTCGCTTAGTTCGAGCACTTCATTCCGCTTGTGCTATTAGCCCAACATGCAAAGTACCGATCGAAGTTTTTTACAGTGCACAGCACTAAGGAGTAATCATGCAGCGTGTGTTGATCTTCTCAGACTGTGGTGTACCAAGTGGTTATGGGCGAATTGCCGATGAGCTTGGCGTTCGTTTGGTTAAGCAAGGCTACCAGGTGATGGGCGCTTCTTTACCCTTCGACGGTTTACTTCCGCCTAGGATGAACGGTAACCCGCTCCCTTACTGGGTTGCTGCTCTGGGAGGCAAGAACTGGGTACAAGAATTGTTCAAAGTTCTCCAGACTACCCAGCCCGAAATCCTAATCGGTATCCAGGATATGCCTTACCTTGATCAGATGATGGAGATGCCATACGACTGGTCTAAGACCAAGGTCATCATGGTATCTCCCGTAGACGGTGTACCTATTCACCCTAACTGGGTGCGGGCAGCACGCAAAGCTGATGCGTTCTTCACTATCTCACACTACGGGGTTGAAGCGTATCGCAGAGCCGGCGTGCATGAGGCTAAGCCGCTCATCCCCGGTGTTGATCTTTCTATCTTCAACAAACAATCGATGGCTAAGCGCGAAGCTACGCGTGCTGTACTGAAGTACGACACCGAAGACTTCGTCATTGGAACGATGGCCATGAACCAGGGTCGCAAAGCGATTAGTCTCATGCTAACCGCATTCTTTAACGTCGCTAAGAGTTATCCCGGTCTTAAGATGAAGTATCATCTTGACATGGACCGCGTCTCACCGGCCGGTTGGGACATCCCTTCGCTGTGCGCGCAGTATAACTGGGACATGGACCTGCTTACGTTCCGTGATCAGGTAAATGAGATACCGCTCGAGGATCGTTACAATATGCTTGATGCTCACATGGTCATTGCACACCGCGAAGGGTATGGTTTACCGCTAGTAGAAGCCATGGCTTGCGGCGTTCCATCGATCGCAATGGATTACTGTTCGGGACGTGAGATTACGCAAGGTCATGGCATTCTCATTCCTGCAATTGATTACGCAGTGCCTGGCACATGGGGTGGTGCGGAAGACCACTTCCCGGATATGGATGCTTTAGAACTTGCGCTGCTCAACCTTGCAGAGGACAAACTCTTCCGTGAGACTGTAGCAAAACAGTGTCATGCATGGGCTCAGACTCAAACGTGGGAAGCCAGCTTCATCGCTATGTTTGAAGCTCTCGGGAGGTTGTAATGATTAGTGTGGTCATCCCTGCGTATAACAATCTGGAAGAGGTAATGCGCTGCTTGACTTCGCTTCAGCGTACGGCTACGGGTGACGTCGAGTATATTGTCTCTGACGATAGTACAGAGATCGACCTGGCGGAGGTTATACCCGAGTCGATAGCACGCGTAGTCAAGCCACCTTATCACTGTGGCTTCGCTCCCAACTGTAACTACGGAGCGTCTCGTGCTAGCGGGGACATTCTGTTCTTCGTTAATCAGGACATCGTAGCGCTAGCTGAAGGCGGAGACTGGGCTTCCGGTATTCGTGAAGCTTTGCACTTCAAACAGATCGGGATGTGGGCTCCCATGCTGCTCTTCCCCACAATGAGGATCCAGTCGGCTGGTGGCTTCTTTGATGGTCGCTCCCAGCCTTGCCACTTTGGAATCAACTGGGAGAATCTCGAATCTCCGCGAGTGGCTACTCGACGTCCCGTTACTTGGACTACTGGCGCAGCGTTCGCGATTCGAATGGAGACGTTCGCTCAGGTTGACGGATTCGACATCGGTTACGAGGGCGGGTACTTTGAGGATGTTGATCTGTGCTTGAAGGTGCGCTCGTTAGGCTTAGAGATCGCCTATGACCCATTCGTCAAGATGATCCATAAGACCGGCACGTCGGGCGGTAATCCTAGGTTCGCAAAGAATGCTGCACTCTTCTGGGAGAAGTGGAGAGGTAATGAACTCGTCAAGCCTGAGACCACTAGCGTATATCAAGGATGGTGGTAACGTGAAGGTATTGGTCAGTGCAATACATTATCCGGTAGCATCTGGTCGCTATATACTTGAGGCGCTTCGCAATATCGGCGTTGAAGCATATAGCGATGGCCCATCAACAGGGAACGTAGTCTGGGGTACTTCATACCCTCGGGCAGACCCGTGGCTTCCTGATGTTCCTGAAGATTTTCACCCTGACTTAGTGATCGTTGCCGACTCTGACAATCTGATCCTGGACTCGTCACGGCAGTTCAAAGAGCACTGTCCTATCGTCGTCTACGGTGTGGACAACCACGTAAGGTATTACAGACGGCCGTGGATCGAGCACTACTATGTCGGGCACTATGCTCCGTCTATTCATAAATATGCAGAGGACACTACATGGTTACCCTGCGCGACGTCTACTAGCTATAAGCGTTCAGCAATCCCGTGGGGTGAGCGTAAGTTCGACGTCGCGCTAGTGGGCATGCCTTACCCTCACCGTGTAAGGGCTATCGAAGCACTGCAGCATGAGAACGTTACGGTCTTCGCTGCTGTCGGTCTGTTCGCCGATGACTTCGCTTTAGCATATCACAACGCTCGTATTGCTCTTAGCATCTCAGCTAAGGGCGACTTGGCTCAGCGCGTGTTTGAGACGGCTGCGCTGGGGAATGTAGTACTCTCAGACGATGTGGAAGACTTGAAGAAGATCGGACGAGGTCCTGTGTTTACTTTCAGCGATGAACGTGATATGGTTGAGAAGGCGAAGAGCCTACTCGAAATGTCTACTGAAACAGCTGAGGATCACATCGGGCATAGTGTCGCTTGGGCGTCAGCTCACACGTGGGAAGAACGGGTAAAGAGAATCCTGGAGGATTACAAGTATGAACCTCAACCTCGGCTGCGGTAATATCATTCTGCCTGGCCCCAAGCCTTTTCACCATTCGGCTATTGATGAAGCTCTGTATGCAGAGCCTGACTGGATTAACGCTGACCGTAATCCTGCGCCAGGGGTTAACCAAGTCATGGACGCATTTCGTTACCCATGGCCGTTCGACGATAACTCGTTTGATTCTATACTGCTGACTCACATCGTTGAGCACATCCCGCATGAGATTAAGCTTACCAAGCAGGTCTTCGGTGAACCACTAACGGAGACTCAGCTACGCTGGCGGTTAGAGAACGCCCAGGACGGCTGGTATGCTTTCATGGCCGAAGTCTACCGTGTGCTGAAGCCCGGCGGCATTGCGCATATCCTCTCTCCATACGCTTGGTCTCAGGGTGCGATGACGGATCCTACGCACACCAGATTTATCACGGAGCAGACGTTTACTCATTCACTGGGTATGGAAACTGTAGATAGTGAGAACGCCCCATTTACGTATAACAATCTTGGTGTAAAATACGAGATTGTGGATACGCCACTGTTTCGCATTACCGAGTTGTTCCAGCATTTGTCAGATGATCCTGACGCTCTGCAACTCGCCTTGCAAACACAGATCAACGTGGCTTACGAGATCTATGTCAAGTTGAGGAAGCTCGAGTGAGTGATACGTTCTTAAAGTTCGACTTCGACTATGCCGAGATGCGTGAAGCTGCTCATGCTGCACGCATCTATGGTCCTACAATACGTGGTGCTAGCTGGCGAGTTATGAAGAAGTTGTCTAGACGTATTGCCGATGATGTGAAGAAGCGAATGCCCAAGGATACGTGGAGGGCTACTCGTTCTTGGGCTTATGATTCTGGCGTTGGTGGAAGTCCAGACAATCCGTTTAACCCTGACGATATTATCGATGAGCAGAACCGCAACGATCTGTTAATCGTTCAAGGTACTAAAGTACCATACGTGGAAGCGCTGAATCAAGGTTCATCGAGCCAGGCACCAGCCGGTTTTATTGAGGCGGTACTAGAGAACGCTAAAACGTATGTAGCTGAAGAGATTGAGTTCGAGATTAGCAAGATCGTCGCGACACGACTTTCGTCCATGACAGGAGGCGACCCAGGATGACAATGGTAGCCGGCTCCTTTAATGTTGAGGCTACAGTGAATGCGTTCTTTGCATCGGCTGTCGCTAACGGTACGTTCCCAGGCGGTCTGTTCACAGTACGCCCTAATGTACGCTACGACTGGACGATGATCGCCCAAAGTGTTCCTTGCTTTTCGTTAGTCTACATTCCTATCGAATTGCGAGACAAATTCGAGGGACGTATTGTGGGTACTACGTCCACATCTCTTGGCGGTTGGCAGAAGACATTGCTAGAGATCTCGTCATGGGTAACCTCTAACAATCCGGCGTACATGGCGCAGCTTCGCACAATGAGGGATTTTATCTATGAGGCATTCCTTCCACATCCTTCTATTGAAATTAAAAACTTTACGACTAACCCGGCTTCACCAACCGATACTGGTTATAAAGTAAACGTTGACTTACCCAATGAAATTGCGATCCTCAGAGATGAGAATCCTGCTCTTTACAGATCAAGATCTTTGGTAACATTATCTTACACGGCCCGAGCGGCCTAAGGAGTATAGAATGCCTGAAGTACGCGTTATGTCAGAAGGCACCCTGCGCCTTGTTCAGGGCAGTGGTTCCGGTCGTTCGTGGGCGACGGCGACGTCTCCCGTTAGTGCCTTGCTTGCTTATGTGCAATCGTTTAGTTTCACCTCTGGCCAGACGATCACCACGATCAAGGAACGCGGTATCCCGGACCATCACAAGGTGACCGAGAAGAATCCGATCGAGGTTACGTTCGAATGCCTCTGGACCGGTGCGTTTCCGTCTGCTGTGACCGCCTCTGGCGTTTCGATTCCGCACTTTCATATGGAACATAAAGCGCTTGCTGGTGAAATCGGCGCAACGTCTGGTTTCTACCACCAGTTCCATGGTGCTGCTCTCGAGAGCATCCAGTGGACCGAGCAGAGTGAAGGCAACCGTATTAGTCTGACCTTCCGTGCACTGGCAATGAACGGCCCGACTGCTTCTGGCTATCTGGGTTAATCATGTCTGAAGTCTATAGCTGGCGTGAAGGCACGGTCTCGGTGTGGACCGGCAATGGTGCTACGTCGGCTGTACTTGCCTATGCTACGGACATTACAGTCTCCTTTAAGCGTGAGTTCATCAACAGACGCGCGCTTTCAGGGAACTATTACTATGTCCCGGGCGAGGAGCGTGTCGACATCAAGATTGGTCAGCTGATGACCAACAACTTGACTCTATGGAAGATTTTCCAGTCGGCGACTGCGGTGCACGTGAAGATTGACCACAGCGCTTACCCTAATGGTTCCGCCGGTTATTATGCTTATACCGGTGTATTAGAGTCGGTGGAACTAACGGAGAGCGATGCCGGGGTTAATAAGTATAATGTTGGATATTATGCTAACGCATGGAGTGGATATGGCTAGCATTAGTTTTGACGACCTTCGTCCCATTGATATTGTGGTTGAGTTAACGCATGGTGATAGGGACATCGAAATCCCGCTGCGCTCTCTAACATACTCGCAATGGAATGCGATTGGGCTCTCAGTACCGGCTCCCACTCCTCCGGTGCAAGGCGTGGATAAGAATGGGCGGCCTCTCTTTGACTATAACAATCCCGGGTACCTGATACAGTTAGAGCAGGCGGGTGAGGAACGGGTTTACCGACGTCTGCTTGCTTCGCTGCGTATTGATATTCCAGGTGCTACTGAGGATGAGAAGGTCCATGCTCTGCGAGAAGGGCTAGACACAAACATCGTACGCCAGCTGAACGAAGTCATCGGTCAGTTTGCACTCAAGGGGGAAGCACGCATCAAGCACCGTGCCGAGACATTTCTCGAAGGCGGAAGTGCGCCAGCTGAAGGTAATGCAGAGGCTGGGGCTAACGCGAGCTAAGTTCGAAGCGCTCGACGAGCTAGAGAAGACTGACTGGCTTGCTCTGGAGTATATGCGTGAACAGCAATTAGAAGAATTACAGCATGCTATGAACACCGCCATCAAGGATAAGAAGCCCATCGATGGTGGTGCCTATATGAGTTTACTTCTTGAGGGTATTGATTAATGGCTGACGTTCGCATCAACCTACGCGTCATCGACAACTTTAGCAATACCCTCAAAACATACCAGCGCGAGATGGATCGCTCAGCGGAAGCCACTCGTAAAGCTGGTAATGCTGCTGGTGGTACTGCCAAAGAGATGTCCGTCATGGACAAGACGATTAAGGCTGCGCTGGGTGCAATCACCATCGGCGCGGCCTATCGCTTTGCCCAGGAGATGTATCGGGTAGGGTTAGAAGTACGTGTAGCGTCCGCCGCCCTCGAGAAGCTCTCCGCTAACGTGGGCGGCCTTGACCGCGTAATGCAGGCTGCACGCGCTGCTACAGGCGGTGTCGTCGACGACCTGACCCTTATGCATGGGGCAAACCGTTTCCTCACGATGGGTATTGCCCAGACTGCAGATGAGGTTGCTAAGTTTACCCAGGCCGCCCTGGTCATGGGCCGCGTGATGGGTTACTCCGGGCAGGAAGCTATTGAGTCTTTTTCCCTGCTCCTCTCTAACGAATCCATACTCCGCCTCGACAACTTCGGTCTAAGTGCTGCGACGATTCGTCGTCGTATTGCTGAGCTGCGTGAAGAGAACGATAACTGGACGCGGTCCGATGCATTCCGCGCTGCGGTACTCGAAGAGATCTCGAATAAGTTCGGACTACTGGGCGATGCTGCCGAAGAAGCTTATACTCCAGTAAAAAGACTGGCGACCATCCTCGAGAACCTTCAGCAGTCCGCTAGCGTGGTCGGTTCTACCGTCCTCGATAAAGCTGCCGAGACGGTCTTCATTATTGCCGATGGTATCGATGCGATTAACAGGGCAAATGCACAGAACGCTGTCCTTGCTCAAGCAGACCAGGTCCGCGGCGAAGCTTTATACACAGCTTTAAGCCCACAGTTGAATCTGGGCCGGTGGGATGCTACGACCGGTGAGTCGATGGGCAGCTTGGGATTTGGTCCTATCCCTGAGCAGAATCAAAGGCAGTTGTTCTCCGCTTTCGCTCAAGCAGTTCGCGAAGGCATGGACCCCAACAATATGGATGAAGTTATGGCAGCTTTCGAAGATGCCTTCATCCATGACGTAGACTGGAATGCTAACACTCTTGTTGATCGCATAGGCGAGGAAATTGCTGAGCGCGATATTTTCGGTAACATCAAGCGCATTGATCTGGATGCCGTTAGGCAGATGGCTTGGGGTTACTGGAGTGCCGCTGTCGGATATACGAGAGATCTCGAAACTACACAGGCTACCCAGGCTACGCAGGAACTCAACCGCGCCGTAGAGTTCATGCTCCGTCAGCCTGAGTACGAGGCGAACCCGAGAGTGTATGATCCTGTTGCTGCTGCTGGTATGTACAATCCGGCTTGGATGCAGTACGAGCGTTGGGGCAGCCAGCGTAGTAGCGACAACTACGAGCAGATGGCTCACTTCATGACGACCCGCTCCCAAGGTTCCTACGGCGGGGCGACGCTGCTCTCTAACCAAGAGCTAGACCGGATGCAGCAGTTCAGCAATGCGGCGATGGAGACGGTGGAGATTCTCAGGCCACTCCACGAGCAGGGCTTGATCTCAGACAGCGCTTGGGAAAATGCTCAGCGTTACCAGATTTCTATTGATAACACGATAGATAAGATGCGTGACGCACGCGCGGAGTTTGACGCCCTGTCTATGAGCCAGATGTTCGGCCAGGAAGGTGGTGGCCGGCGCGGCGAGGTTGACGATGCGGTGATTGCTCAGCTTCGTGCTAGCGGTGCGGATGAGTCGCTTATTGAGTCGATGCTTGAGTCTACTGGCCTCTCCACAGGCAGACTAACCGAGGCTTCGATACAGTACGAGCAGGAGGTACTCCCCTTCCTAGCTCGCATCGCTTCTCAGTTTGGCACCGATGCATATATCACAGCGCGTAATGCGTATGAGGCGGCAATAGCCGAGCAGAAAGCTAACGGCGGTGTCGTCCGCCCGTTCGATTTCATGGATACGCTCGGCTACCGTGAGTTCTCGTATAGCGGAACATCCAACCAGACGACGACTGTCGGTGCTGGGGACACGCTATGGGGAATTGCTCGGGCGAACGGTATCTCTGTAGAAGAGCTTCAGCGGATGAACGGGCTAACCGGTTCGCTCATCACACCAGGGCAAGAACTGATCACTGGGCAGGGTACTTCCGGCGGTAGTGTGCTACATCAAACAACTGGGCTAACCAATTGGGAAGAACGTACGTTCGGACCTGTGGTGAGTGAGGTTCAGCAGGGCCTGCAGGATGCGCTAACGGGTGTAACTACGGTCACAGATGCGCTGAGCGCTGGGTTTAGCACTGCGCTTGAAGTACTCGCGCAAGGAGTGACCGTGCCTATAGATATTCAAGTAACTGCGGCTACTCGCGACGCACTGACTCAACTTATCATATCCGTAATTCAAGCCAACGGCGGAAAGCCGCCAGGTTCTTCTAACTATATCGGTGGCAGCAGCATGCCAACGTTTGATTAACTATGACTCCTTCTGATCGTCTTTCCTTCTTCGTAGACTGGGAGCGTGATGGTACTTATGACCACGCGCTCTCTAACATTACTCCTTACGTGCTTAGCGCAGACTGGACGCTTGGCTTCCAAGAGCCTTACCAATTGATTGGTGGTCCGTCTGAGCTTGAACTGATGTTGGATAACAGCAACGGGGATTGGAATATCCTGAAGACAGGGGCGCTTTTCAACGGCGTATTACTACGTGACGTCCTTGTGCAGATCAGGTTCTTCCACAATTCTGCTACGTGGTATCTCGGTACTTACAAGCTGAAGGGCATCTCGATCTCACCGGGGGCGAAGGGCGAACGTATCGTAAGACTATCCTGCGCCGACTGGCACGCTGACTTCATGGGTACTGTCTACGATCCGCCCCTAGCTACCAACACGACTACGGGCGCTGCTATTCAGGCAGCCTTCGATAATGGTGGTGTACCCGGATATCCGCTAGCCGCGATGAACTTCATCGTTGGCGGCAGCACACTCGACGAGACTACGATTCTTCCTAGCTATAGCGGGTATCTGAACACTTTCGCCGGCTCGACGACGCTGGACTATGTGGGTGATAATATCGATGCGAATGGAGAAGGGGTTTCCCTCTACTCATTCATTGAAGAGATGTGCATTGCAGAATTGGGTGGTCGCTTCCGCTTCCAAGTTAATACGACGAATGGTAAACCCTATTACTCATTCTATGGCAGAACAACCCTCACCCAGCTCTCTGACGATGGAAATACACATACGATCGATACGAGCGACTTCCGTGCGGCCGAGTATGTGTATGGTTCTACTCAGTGTAATCAGGTAGATATTACTTACTACCCGCGATCGCTAGGTAGTGCAGGCGCCGTCGTTGCTACTCAGCCTTCGCCGATGGCTATCCCGGGTCGTGATGCAGTCGAGTTCGATCTTCGTTTCACTGACCCAGATACGCCTGGTACGGGGTGTGCAGCAATCAATTTGATCCCTCCCGTAGCTACGACCGACTATACAGGCAATCTTAAAAGCGATGGGTCTGGTGAGAATTATACAGGCAACCTAGTCGTATCCATAGAGAATCTCACGAATGCAGTCCGCGTCAGGGTGACTAACACAGCGCTAGGCACTGTATATTTGACTTCTCTTCGAGTACGTGGCACACCGCTCACCGCCCATCAGCCAGTGAGCGTTTCTAGCGCAGACGGTGAGTCTATCGCTACCTACGGGCTCTATAAGAAATCAATGACAATCTCAGGCTCAGATGACGAAGAGACGATCCGTGCGTTTGCGGATTGGTATGTTAAAATGCGAGGCGTACCGTATGCTGAATATAAATCAATTACTTTCGATTATACAGATGAAACGGATGCTGGACTCGCCACCTACGTCT